GGCACTTCAGGCCGAATGACAGGGACTACAACGCGCACCGCTGGAGCTACGAGCATCGCCACGGCCCGATTCCGGCCGGCATGGAGGTCGCTCACCGTTGCGACGTTCCTGCCTGCGTGAACCCGGAGCACCTGTTCCTCGCCTCCCATCTCGAGAACATGCAGGACTGCGCCAAGAAGATGCGCAACAAGTACGGCGAGTCGAACTGGCACGCCAAGCTGAATGAGGGGCAGGTAAAAGAAATCAGGCGCCGTTTTACCGGGAAGCGAGGAGAGATTTCAGACTTCGCCCGTGAATACGGAGTGGAGGAAACGACCATGAGGCAGGTCGTTCGGAACGTAACTTGGAGGCACCTGCTATGACGCAATCGCAATCCCCTACCCCATGTGGCGAAGCAGAATGCGCTGAATTTGCGCGCCGCCTGGAATCTATGCTGCTAGACGAGCGTTTAAGAGACCGCCCGTTCGGCTGGAACGAAGAGGCCACGATAAGGCAAGCAGCCAAGCTATTGCGATCCGCAGAGAACCATTTTGCCGACGCCGGCAAAAAGGTCGCCGTCCCCTCGGAGAGGAAACCGCGCTGGATTCCGTGCAGCGAGAGGTTACCCGAGACTCGTGGCGACTACATCACTTGGTGGGAGGACGAGGGAAGAGCCGCCATTATCGGATTCGACAGGGGATGGATGTGGGGCGATGGTTCACGAATGCGTGATAGCAAGCGCGTCACGCATTGGATGTCGCCACCGGAGGCCCCGAAATGACGCAGCTTGACGATAAACAAAGCGACGCGCTGCGGCTCGCGAAGATCATCGTAACATTCGAGAAGTACAACCCGGGTGGAGTGCCGGCCTCGTCCTGTACGCCGCAGAACCTGAAGGCGCTGGCTGATGAGCTGGTGCTGATGAACCTGCGCCTGATCGACGCCCAGGCCGCCGCGATTAAAGCCGGGGCTTCATCTGCCATCGAAGCCGGCAAATCCGGTCCGTGCGACGCCTGCGATACCGTCGAAGAATGCGCCGACGCTGAGAAATGCTTGAACCCAGAGCGCGAGCCTCCGGACTGCCGCACGGCGCTCGAATTGCTGGTCGGCCTTAAGAAGATCAAGCGCGCCATCGAGGCCGGCACCGCGACCGAGCAGGAGGCGGCGGTTTACAGGCTCACGAAGGAAGGGGCCTGGGCTGAAGCCGAGCGAGCGCTCGCAATTCCCTCCCACGAACAACGCAGCGACGGCTGGTGCCCGGCCTGCAAGGGCTCTGGAACAATGAAGGGGATGACCAGCGGACACGGGCCTGACGACTACGAGATCGACGTGGAGTGCTCAACGTGCGGCGGAACAGGAGCCGGAACAATTCCATCCTCTACACGGTTGAGAGCTCCAAGCGTGGAGCCCTACGTGTGCATGGTTGTCAACGATCAACCTTTCCCGCTTGGGAATCTTGCTATGGAGCCTTACGAAGCAGTGCCGGCCGAGATCGCCCGTCAGATTGCGCGCGATCTAGCCGACGCCAAAGACGACTGTCTGCGCCTGCACCGCGAGAAGATGGACGCGCTATTCGGGCCGGACGGGAAGCCACGATCCGCAACACGACGCATCTACGAGGTAGCCACCGATGAGGAAAATCATCTGCTTTGGGCGCGGGACTATCCCTTCTCGCGCCTTGATGCGCCTGGCGCCAACATCGTTCTAGAAAGCAAGCACTACACCGTCATCAGCAGCGGCTTGCATGACGATATGGTTCGAACGGTGGTGCGTCCCACAGACGGTACGACGCCGTGAAACTAACACCGGAAGAGTGGGACGACGCCGCCGACCTCATGGAGCAATTCATGGCTCAGTGCGAGATCGCCTTCGAGGACCACGCGCCGCACGCGAAAAAATGGTGCGTGGCGCGTCTGGATTCCCTGCGTTGGCTAGCGACCGAACGCGGCGAGCACCCTCGTCGCCGTCGGGCCAGTGTAAAGGGTACGGCGACGCCATGAGGACAGCCGACGCCATCAAGATCATGGCTCTTGCTGCCGATGCTCGCGTGGTGGCTTTCATCAAGGAATACGAGCGGACGGTGATCGACCCGGCGACGTACAGGCTGATCGAGATGTGGGAGCGCGCTGACCTGCACGCCCGAGTCTGGAAATTCTTTTACGGGTACGCGCCGTGAACAATCGTGTAGATAGTAAAGGCGCGGCGTGAAGAGCATCGTTAAGTCGTTGCAGGAGTACCACGCGAGCCATGATTGCGCTCCTGCCCAATGCGCTTGCAAATGCGGTTGCACGGTGATGCTCGGCTGCACCGCGCTTGGTGGCCTATGCTCTCGCTGTCACCTCGATTACATCTGGGACGAGGGCGATCACGGCTTTAATAGCAAAGGTGCGGCATGATCGAGTTTGTCATCGGCGTATGGCTTGGCGCGTTTCTCATGTCGTGCCTTTTTTTCTGGGCGTGGTGGACGGAGCGCCTAACGATCAATGCAGCACCGCAGGAAAAGGCTGGGACGAGGGGAAGTAGCGCTACCCAATCGCCGGAGCCGCCTGCTGGTGCTGCTCCATTAGAGATGTGCGAGAAGCCAGCGCAAGGCTGTTCATCCTGCACGGACGCCGAGTATTGCCGCCGCTACGCGCGCTGCCTGTTCAAGCCGGAGCGCGCCTTTACTTCCACAAAAGGCCAGGCGCAATGATGATGATCCCGTTCGAAGTCGGCCGCGGCGAGTACAGCGTTTTCGTCATCCTCGAGGCCGAGAACGTTGAGCGTATGAAGGCCAACGACCCGGCGCAGCTCAACATCTGGAAGATGCCTAATCCGTACTCGCGTCTGAAGCTGCGCGACGTGATCGTTTCCACGCCGGCCCCGGAAGACATCGCCGAGGCTGTGCTGCTGATCCGCTCCGGCAAGCCGGGCGATGCACTCAAGTTCCTATCCCGCGGCTTCCAGTTCAAGCCGAAGGAAGGCGACAGCGATTTACCCTACCAACCACAAGGAAAACCGTCATGATCAAGCCCACCGTAGGTCGCGTAGTTTGGTATTTCAAGTACATCCCCGGACAAGGCCACAAGGGGCCGCTCGCCGGGCACGTCGCGCACGTCCACAGCGATTCGATGGTCAACCTCATGGTCATCGACGAGAACGGCAACCCGCGCTCGGAAACCAGCGTGCCGCTGGTGCAAGATGAGCCCGGCGTGCCCGCTTCCAGCTATTGCTGCTGGATGCCGTACCAGAAGGGGCAAGCGGCAAAGACGGAAGCGCTCGAAGCCGCCGCCAAGGCGTAACGCCGTCGCTGTTCATATCAAAAAGGCCCGCCGAATGAACCGAGACACCATGCCGAAAGAGCGCCCGATCCTGTTCAGCGGGCCGATGGTGCGCGCCATCCTGGCCGGCACGAAGTCACAGACTCGGCGCGTCGTGAAGCCGCAGCCTGCATTCATCGAATCTAGCGGAAGATGGACTTGGCCCATCCCGAAGACCAAAGCCGCCAAGGGGTGCTGCACAAGCGTTTGCACCGCTTCTCGGGAATGGTACGAATACCTGCTTCCCGAGCAACTTCCCTACGGTCAGCCAGGCGATCGGCTGTGGGTGCGCGAGACATGGCGCGTCTTCGGCGGGCGAGAGTACGAGTACCAGCAGGAGCAGCGAGCCGTGAAGTACCGCGCCGAATTGCTCGATGCCATCGAATATCTGCAAGCCGAATGGAGGCCGTCCATCTTCATGCCGCGATGGGCGTGCCGCCTGCTTCTGGAGGTCGCCAGCGTGCGCGCTGAGCGCCTGCAAGCGATCAGCGAGGCCGACGCCGTAGCGGAAGGGGTGGATGCCGTGACAATGGCTGACGTGCCACGGCAGGCAACGTGGAGCCGTCGCGACGATTACCGGCAGCTTTGGGACTCGCTGAACAAAGCCCGCGGCTACGGCTGGGACGTGAACCCTTGGGTATGGGTGATCGAATTTAAGCGGCCCCACGACATACCAAACCCCGAGAGGAAACCATGAGCCGCCCGCCGTCCACAGCGACCGAACTGAAAACCGCCAAGCGCCTGCTCAACGATGCGCGGCGCGAACTTCAGAATGTGGTTTCCGATCGCAATGCGTGGCGCACCCGTGCCGGGCAGTTAGAGGTCGCCGTTGAGGATTGGAAACGGCGCTTCGATGCTCTGCTGAAAGTGGTTCCGTCCCATGGAGATAACGACCGTGGCTGAAACCACCGGCATCGCCTGGACCGACAGCACCTTCAATCCGTGGATCGGATGCACGAAGGTGAGCGTCGCTGAGAGTGGCGGTGGCGGCTGCGACGACTGCTATGCGGAGGCAATGGATAATCGGTTCCGCTGGAGTGGCGCTACCCATTGGGGCGCTGGCGTGCCGCGGATGCGCACGAGCGCGACGTACTGGCGCGAACCGTTGACGTGGAATCGCAACGCGGCAGCTTCCGGCAAGCCCTGGCGCGTGTTCTGCGCGTCCCTGGCCGACGTGTTCGACAACGAAGTACCGGAGCAGTGGCGGCGCGATCTTTTCAACCTGATCGAGGACACGCCAGCCTTGACGTGGCTGCTGCTGACGAAGCGCATCGGCCTCGCCGCGAAAATGATCCCCGCGTTCCCGAGCCAGTATTCGGAGGGCACATGGCCGAACGTCTGGCTTGGCGCTACCATCGTCAACCAGATGGAGGCCGACCGGGACGTGCCGAAGCTGCTGGCGACTCCCGCAGCCGTGCGCTTCGTGAGCTACGAGCCCGCCCTGGGGCCGGTGGACTGGAGCCGCTTTCCCGGTATCGACTGGATCATCGTCGGAGGTGCGAGCCGTCAGCGCAAGCCGGCGCCGCCGTTCGACCCTGACACTGCGCGCCGCACCATCAAGCAATGCCGGCAGATCGGCGCGGCCCCGTTCGTGAAGCAGCTCGGGTCCAACATCGAGACAAGCGGTTGCGGACCTGTGTGGACCGCCAAGCTGGACGACACCGGCAAGGGCTACTTCCGCGCGATCTTGAAGGACCGCGCTGGCGCTGATCCTACCGAGTGGCCCGAGGATCTTCGCGTGCAGGAGTTCCCGTCGTCCCAACCTCAGAAAAGGAGCGAGGAATGATCTTCACTCCGGAGCAGGTCAAGAATCTGGACGAGTACCAACGCGCGGGCGTAATGCACCCATTCACATGCGTCAATCGAAACGACGGAAAGCACTTCGATAACGGCGTGGACAAGGGCGCGCTCGTGCCAACGGTGCGAGGATGGATTTGCCAGTCCTGCGACTACACCCAGGATTGGGCGCACAGTTTCATGCTTGACGGCTCGGCGGTAGCGTCGTCGCCGTTCGCCGCACAAAGCCCCGAGGAGAAATGATGTTTTCATGGCCAAACCAAGAAACTTCGCAGGAGCCGCGAAAGGTCCGCCGAAACCACGAGGAGCACGCAGAGGAGATCCGTCTATGGTCAATCGCTCGCGACCTGAAGGAGGCATTCAGGGGGCAACAGCTTAGCTCCTACCACGATCAAGAAATAGGCTACGCGCTACGCGAGGCATTCAATGCTGGCCGTGATCTTGAAAAGAGGCTCACGCAAGAGCGTGATTCAAAGTTAGCTGGAGTCGGTCTTGCATGGCCGTTCATCTGATGGCTCACACTCTGGATAAAGCCGCTTTGGAAAAGCTGGTGCGTAAGTGGAAGAAACGCGCGCAGATAGAGCGACGACTTGAGCGCGAAACATTAGGGCCGTTCCAGAAAGAACGCGCGCGCGGGTATTGGCTAGCCTTCGATGAGTGCGCTTATGCCATCCAGAAGGTACTGAAGGGCGAAAGGCCGTGACTCGCTCTCCCACCCTGAATAAAGCCGAGCGGGCTGTCCTGCGTGCGGCTGTTGGCTGCATCAATAAGCAGGGCTATGCCTACACGATTGCCACGGAGAAAATCGCCAGGACGTTCTTCATCAACGAGAAAGCCTTCGCGCGCTTGGAGTTCGCCGTCGCCAAACTCAAGGAAGCTCGTAAGAGAAAGCGCAAATGAGTCCCACCCTGATAAGACGGAGGGAAAATGACTTTCGACGAATGGTGGAAAAAGAACGGCCCTTTTCCAGAGCACATATCGCGCGGCTTTTGCGAGCTGGCTTGGAATGCGGCGCTGGATGAAGCCGAGCAATTGGCAGACGTGTATGGCGATTCCATTCACCTCCCAGACAGAATCCGCGAGCTAAAGACGCCTTCATGAGCGATAAAGCGACGAAGAAGTGTATTCGCTACGAAGGGGCAAGACGGGGATGTGACCGAGCGGTGTTCCTAAAGGGCCTATGTGAGTTCCACTACTACGGGAATTGTTTATTTAGGCTGCGAGAGTTACGACGCCGGATGCACGACAGCCTGAGCGAGCCGAGACAAGCCGAGAGACATCTCAAGGACGACGCGCGTCAGCGGCTGGCAAATATAGGAATTGTTCGCAAGAGGGTCGGAGATATTTTCGGGCCGCTCTTGCGGGCGAAGTGTGAGGAGCTGAGAGTTAAAAAACTACTTAAGGAGATGAAGCGATGAACCGTAAAGACATTCTTACCGAAGTCGAATCAGACATGAAGGCCCTGTACCAGAGGATGGTTAAGAAGCTTGTGGAGCGCGCCGATGGCGATTCGCTCGCTAACGTGGCCGGCAAACGTCTTAAGGCAGTGCAACTGCATATAGCCGACGACATTGTGATTAGCAAGATAGCGTCGATTGAGCCAGGGAAAATGCTAGAGGCTAAGTGAGCGCCTTTATCTCAAAGGAAGTTGCGTGATCTGCCCAGTTTGCTCGCAGCCTACCCGCGTGCTCCAGACGCAAGCCACGGAGCGGCGCCGGGAATGTACTCGCTGCGGGCACCGCTTCGTCACTGCCGAGATCCTTAAGGACGCCCTCAAGCGCTACGAGCGGATCGTTGAGGACGGCATAGCCCTCGCCGATCGGATTCGAGAGGCCGTGTAATATGCTCGCCGTGGGCAGGAAGCGGACGAAGAATCTGCACCTACCGGCCGGCGTCAGAGAGATCGGCGGGCGCTGGTATTGGCAACCGCCTTCCTTGCGTGAGCGCCTCGAGCGCAAGGCGAAGGGCTTGCAGGGGTCCGTCACCCTCGGGGACGCCAACACGAAGCCCGCCCGCGAGCGCTGGGCTCAAGTCTCCGGCTTCCGGGACATCAAAGATGCCGCCGGCACGATCGCCGAGCTCCTGAAGGTTTGGGAACTGGACGGGCTGAAGACGAAGCCCAACGGGGAGCCGCGCGCCCCTGGAACCATCGAGGCTTACACCAATGCCTTGCCAGTACTGAGAGCTAAGTTCGGCCGGGCGAAGTATGGAAAGACCGTCAACGAGGCATCCCGCGGCCAGGCGCTAGGCACGGCCGAGATTCAGCGCTTCGTCGCCGGCTGTCCCAAGGCGATGGGCAATCGCTATCTGGCCGTCCTATCGAACGCCTTCGACCACGGCATCCGGGAAGGCAAGACCACGTATAACCCATGCCAGGCCGTCGTCAAGAACGCCAGCAAGGCGCGGGAGCGGGAGCCGGAAGAGTGGGAGGTCGAATGCCTGCGCACGATGGCGAGCCCCCTGATGGCCTTGCTGGTCGACTACGAGGGGATCAGCGCCTTGCGCATCAGCTCGATCCTCGAGCTCCAGCGCGTACGGCTTACGGCGGCCGGGATCAGGGTCCGCGGGAAAGGCGGCAAGCGTGAGGTCAGGGAGTGGACGCCGGAGAGCCGGCGCATCGTGGCGGAGGCCGAGCAGCTCCCGGGAGCCAGCCGCTTTCCAGCCTCGCCGGTATTCCCCAGCCCAAGCGGCAAGCCGATTACGTATGACACCTTCGATAAGTGGTGGCAGCAGCTTAAGCAGGACACGAACGCCGCCCTGGCCGAGTGTGAGATCCCGCTGAAGATCGAAAACCTGCACTTCCACGACCTGCGGTCCAAGGCCCACGATGACGCGATCGACGCCAACATGGACGGCGCCGATTTCATCGGGGATACCCAGGCCATAGCAAACAAGCACTACCACCGACGGACCAAGAGAAAGCCGCACCTTCGATAGAATTGTGAAACGATTTTCGCGAATTGCGGAACGACCTATATAAATCAGATTGTTCCACGTGGAGCGAGAACCAATTGGTTACGTCGAGAAAGCCTTAGTACGCCTTTATAATCAAAGGTTAGCGAGTTTTATTTTTCACAATTCTAAGGCCGAAATCGCCTCCGCTGTCATAGGGGCAGCGCTGGAATTGTGAAAAGCTACACCTTCGTATAAGTCGCCTTCCCGACATTGAGTGTCGGCTACCGACCAGGCACTCGCCTCCCCGCATATCTCAGATACGAGCCGAACCAGTGCCTGGTCCCGAGCTTGGCGTTGATGAGGGTGAGCTGGGTATAGACCGTCGCCGGCTTGATGCCAAGCTCCGCCGCCGCCTCGATAGGCATGTTTCCACGGCTGATCGACTCCATGAGGGCGCTCTGAGCGGCGGTTAGCTGTATCGGCTCGCGCTCGGTTGCGAACCAGCGCGGATGATCCTTACTTCTGCGCTCCACATCAAGTCAGCTTAGGCGTGTTCGGATCTGCCAAGGTGTCGTTGTACTGCTTGAGGGCGTCTGCCTCGATCTCGTCGTCGGAATCGAGCAGGCCCTTCAGGTCGTCCGTGGTGAGCGTCTTTCCTTCGGCGTGCCGCCGCACAATTAGGTCCGAAACCCCTTTCGTGAGAATGACCATGTTCATTCCAGCCTCCGCCGCAGCGGCAAGAAATTGCACCACCTGAAGTAGTTGGCCCATCACATACCGCCTTTCTGTGCTTTCTCTAAGCTGCGTTCGACTTCGATCAGCATGGTTTCCGCGAGCCGCAGGCAGGCCTCCGGAGTGCTCGGCTCACCCAGGCAAGAACCACCTTTTACCGCCATGACGCTCGTGTCCTTCACCGCGGCCCTAGCTTTGGAAAGCTGCTCGTGCCAGCCCTTCGCCACGGCAGGGTGCAAAGGCCGGCCTTCCTCTTCGCAAGCACCAGACACCGCATACTTCTTGCACGTCTTGTCCGCGATCGTCTTAATGACCCCCGTAATCGTGGCGTCGGTATAGGCGATCTTCTCCTGGAACGTCATGGGCTTCTCGAGGCCCACCGTGGCGCATCCAGCTAGTAAAACTACGAATAACAGCTTCTTCATTTTCATTATCCTTCCGTATAGTTGACAACCAGCCCAGCCGCACCGGAGTATTCCAAGCTCGGCCCGATGTAGCGTACGCGACCATCTATCGGCACGATTCCCCGAGCCTTCAATTGCCGCACCATTTCATTAAATTCCTGTACCGCAATAGCGCCGCTCATCGGGACTTTTGATAGACAGCAAACGATGATGCCAAAGAACCCGTACAGCCCAGCCTCCTCTGCGATCGCTCGCACAAGGTCGGAATTGACGAAGATCGTTGTGCCATCGAATTGCTTCACGTCTCATTCTTTCGGCGCGATCGGCTCTGCAACAGGATCTGCGGCCACCCGGCCAGCGATAACCTGCGCCTCGTTACTCGCAGGCTTCTTCGCAAGGTGCGCCCACACGGTTGCGATGGCCGCCATTGCCAGCCCGCCTAGAGCCTCAACCAGCGGAATCGCAAGCTCGCTCATGGCCGTGGCCGCGTCCGCATCCTTGGTGGTGATGTAGCCAAGCGCAACGAGCAAAGCCCCGCCGTATTTCATCGCGTCTCGGATGTACATGGCTATTTCTGGTGAGAGTTTCATGTCGTTCCTATTTGCTAAAGGCTAAGGAAAGTAGTGTAGCTATACCACCTGAAGCCACGACTAGAATTCCAGCCCAAACCAGCAGCCGGCCTTCTATGTTCGATCTGAACTTCTCTAGCTCGCCTATTTCCTTCTGCTGCGTAGAGAAGCGTTGCTCCTGCTCTATCCTCGGCATTGTTGCTTTATTCTGGTCGTCTAACTTTCGCAGCAGATCATTGTGGCTTGTGTTGTAAGCCCGTTGCGCGTCCTCCTGCTTTAATACCGCTTCCTTCTGATTCGCCGCTGCGGTGGTATTTGACTCCTTCGCCGCCTCGAAGGCCGAGGCCGTTTGTTTCTCAACCGCCGCCAGGGCCTTATCTACCGCTTGCTGGCGATCCCTGTCTCTCTCGCCGTACCACTTATTTCGCTCCTCCATGAGCATGCGAAGGCCATTAACTTCTGCCTTTAACTCGCGCAGATCTTGATCGTGCGTGCGGCCTTCGATCACTTCAGAACTTCCCCCAGAGCGTACTTAGCACCCAGAAGAAAAGCCCAAGCCAGCCAATGCTGACTCGAGGTCCAGTCGGGACATTGAGTGCGGCGAGCAGCAGAAGAATTGCGGCGACGATTACGAGTGCGAGTGTCATGGTGTTCCTTTCATTTGGTGATTCGCTTGCAGAAATCAGCCTTCGCCTCTCGCTGCGCCTCTGGGATTGCGATGAGACAGTTTTGCTCGCGCATGGCCTGCACCATGTCTTGCAAAGTTCTTGAATAAGAATCCGCATGGCCGATGTGCTGCCACATCAATAGCAGCAGCAATACGACAAGGATCAGGTTCGCAATCGTAGCCAAGGTACTCACATCCTTCCCCGCAACCCGGAACTTCCCCAGTGCTGTCTCGGCGCTGACTTCGGTCTCATCGGTCATGCCTTTCTCCGGCTAAATACCAGGGCCAAGACAAAGAGATAACAAATGAGGTCACGGATTAGCGAAAGTGCGGTCTTCATCGGCTCTCCGAATGTGAATATGCACAACATTCTTGAGCCGAGTGGTGGTAGCGTTCCCTGCGTACGGCAGCGTACACGGGGGCCTGCCGCTTGTAAGGGGCAACGGTGGCTCAATCACCGGGGCCCCCTCCTTTGCTGCTGGTATAGTTCCGATAATGGGAACCGTCTCCTTTAGAGTCGCCCTCTTGTCCGGCGCGCTCAGCCTACTGTTCCAGTTGATAGTCATCTGGCTCTATGCCAACGATTACTGCTTGAGCGAGCCTGGACCGGGATGCGGTTCACAGCTTGATCATCACGTTCAGGAACACGCTCGGCTGCATATTCCCCGCTGACCCAGTGCCGCTCGATGCGGTCGTGAAGGCGTGGGCATGCTCGGAATTCGCGCTCATAGGACCGAGATCAGTAGTCGTGCCTGCGCCGCCGAAGTTGTTCGACCCGATGCCAGGTGCCACGTTGTTGAAGTGGTGCAGCCCGGCCAGAACGTGATCGTGCGTGCCGTCTGTGTTGGTTGTTCCAGTGTGCGTATGCGCCTGCGGATTCTCGTCGCCAAGCGCTTTTGCTAGCGCTCTCGAGGTAAGCCCGGAGCCAGCTCCGGCGCCAGCCAGCGCCCGCCCTAGCGCCTTCGGGAGCGCAATCGTCTTATTGGCCGCATAGTCGGCCGCTGCGTTCGCGCCGCGCCCTCCGCTGACAGCGCAATCTGCATCCGCGGTGTTGTTGTAGATCAGCGTGAACAGCGGCAGCGTGTCCGCGTTTGCGCGCGTGGTGCCGCCGCTCGCCGCGTTGCCGATCGTCCCGTCGTTCATCATGACCCAGCCAGCATCGGCCGTCGTCTTGATGGTCAGCTTTACGTCCCCGGTGCTGAAGCCGGAATTCGGAGAAACTGCTGCCCTCAGAAACGTGACGCAGCGCCAGTTGCCGGAGCCCTCGGAGATGAATAGGCCGATATCGCCGGCAGCGGCCTGGATGTTTTCTCCGCCCGGGAGGATTAGCGAGGTTGCGTTGTGGGTAACAAGGGGGGCCCCCTCAAACACGACAACCTTGTGAATGCCGGCAGAGACCGTGCCGAAGCTCGTAATCGTCACCGAGCCGGTGATGTCGTGGGCATAGCCCTCGATTGCCCCTAGGTCTGTTGTTGCCGCCGATGCGATGTCGGCGCCCTTGGACCCAAGCCAGCCGCGGACGACCTTCTGAATCATCCGCAGGTTATCGTCCCAGTTCGTCGATACGGTGGTGGTGCCGAGCGGCTTGTTGTTCGATTCGGTCGTTGACCATTCGTATAGAGCGTCGTCGGTGTCAGCGGCCATTTACCTGTTCTCCATTAAGACGCCGCTCGGCGGCTGCGCGTTCTGCGAGTTAAGGATGCCGATGCCAGCTCTAGCAGCGTTTTCTGGGATTTCTCCAGAATGGAGCGCGCGCGCCATTAGCGATTTGATGAGCGAGCTGCGATCGGCCATCGAAGCCGCCCACGTCCAAGGGTTATGCGTGAGCCAAGAAAGCCCGCCGACTTGGTTATTCGCCTGCATCAGAGCGCGACGCTCCGATACGTTCAGCGCATTCCAAAGTTGTTGAGCCTTCGCGTTGAGCTGCCCTACGGCAGGCTCCGCCTTCTCTATCGTCTCCTTGAATCCTCGCGCCAGCGCTTTCTGCGCCTCTTCAACATCTGAGCTGAGCGCGCCGTATTTCTCCTTGAGCATCCGATAGATGCCCTGCTTAAGTTCCTGAGCGCGTGCCAGAGGAATGTCTTTCGGCAGAAGCCCGTTCGACATGAACTGGTTGTAGACCTTCTCAACTTCGGCGAGCGCATCTTGCGGCGTCGGATTCGATTTCTCGATCCTGTTAACGACATCCTGAATGCGGCTCGCGACTGAGCCCTTATCGACTGTCGCGCTAGAGGAGCCAATGATGGACTCGACGACATCATTTATCGCGCTCGCCTTACCGCGAAGCTCCTGCATGCCGCCGCGCGTTACGTTGATACCTTCGTCGAGCAGCGTTTGAGCGGCGCGATCAGCCTTGCCGAGCAGCAGATCCTTTCCCGTCGGCTTGATCGCGCTTTGCATAAGATTGCGCCCCATTGCCTGGAACGCTGGATTGGCCACGGCCTTAGCTGCTTGACCGCCGAATAGCATTGGGATGGCCTGCGTGCCCATGTTCGCAGCGACGCCCAGACCGGCTGCGGCTTCGGCTGGCAGCACCTTCGCGGCGGCATCCGATACTTTCTCGCCTGCGCCGTAGGCGAGATGATCCATGAGTTCGCCTTGCTGCTTCATCGCCTCCATGCCGGATTCGCGAACAACGCCCATCGGCCCGCCAGTTAGCAGTCCCTTGACCCCGGCCAATCCCATAGACTTCATGCGATCCGAGAAAGTCGTAGGCGGCTTCTCGGGCGCTGCGGCCTGAACCTCGGCGCGCGGCGGCGCGTCGGTCAGGTCGCCGAAAATGTCGGCGTCCTTCGTCGCCTTGCCGGTCGCTGCGCCGAAGATGTCGGTATCGTTCGCCATCACTTTTTGAAGATCGGATTGCGCTCGGACCATCCCGAAAGCTGATTGAAGAAGTCTTCATTCAGCGTGCCGTATTTCTGCTTGTACTGCCGCGCCATCTTGGAAACTTGGTTTTCGCGCTCCAGCACTTTCACGCGCGATTCGATGATCGTGCGGCGCCCCTCGGCGGTCTGCGCCATTTGCGGGGTCATGCCCTTCAGGAATTCGCGATCTGCGTCCGACATGGCGCCCGGCATTCCGGCGCCGCTCCCGGTAGAGCGGAGCTCCAGCGCTACCTCGTTGGTCAGCGCTTCGGAGGCTTCCTTGTTCGATAGCTTCGGGTCGAGCTTGATGCCGAGCGAGTTTGCCGTGCGGGCTACCTCGAGCCCGGTAGCCGAGAGCTTGCCGCCCTCAAAATCGCCGAGCAGCGTCCCGATGCGCTGCAGCTTCGCGACCTTCGCCGGGTTCTGCATGGCCGCGTTCTGCGCCTGGTTGTAAATCTGCCCGTAGTTCTTGGAAATCTCCATGCGCTGCGCGGCGTCGGCGGCTTGCTGGGAGGCGGCGGCCGGTGACATGCCTGCGGCTGGGCGCTGGCCAGGAGGGACGCCAGGCGCTGCGGGACCGCCAGGGCCGGGAGGTGCGCCGCCACCGGGCAGCAAGCTCGCCCGCGAGGCGAATGTCGGCGGCGCGTTCGGGCTGGACGGCGGCACCGTCACGAGGTCATGCGCCGCCTTCGCCTGCTCATCGGCGTTCTGGAACTGGCTGTAGGCATTGACGGACCCCTGCGGCACCTGAACGGTCCATCCGCCCTTGCCGTCCGGTATAGCCCCAGCCGCGCGCCCGGAGTCGGTAATCCGCGGCATGGAAACGACCGGCTGACCCGTGCGCGGGTCCACCATGCCAATGCCAGGCACGTTCTCGAGCTTCGGCTGCGCCGCATCTCTGAGCTTTAGAAACTGCTCAACGTTCATGCCTGAGGCCGCTAGGGCCTGCAGCTTGCCGAGCGGGATGTCGGTATAGCCTGGAGGCAGACTCGGCCCTGGAGCGGTAGGCGCCCCTGTCGTCAGCATGCCGCCCTGCGGAGTTCCGCCGGCAGGCTGCACGCCACCGCTAGGCGGAGATAGCAGCCCGGCAAGCGCCTGCTGCTGCTCCATCTGCTTCTTTATCTGGAGCGCCTGCAGCGCGCCAGCGGCGCTCTGCTTGCGCTCGGCTCCCTGCCTGTCGAGCGCCCCCTGGTAGGCGTCCAGCCCGCCAGTCGCACCCTGCGCGAGGATGCCCATAGGGTTCTGCGGCATCCGGCTAGGCTGGTTCGCGGCCAAGATCCCTAGGCCCGTGCGCGTAAGGGCCTGCGCCCCCGCCTGCCTCTTCTCATCCTCGGTCGGCCCGACGCGCAGCAGTTGCGCCAGGATTCCATTGATGTCGTAGTTGTCGAGCGCGCCGGGCATCGTCTATCCGTAGGCGTAGCCGCCGCCGCTCGCGTCCATGCCGGTGTAATAAGGATTGAAGTCGCCCTGCACGTTGTAATTGCCGGAGAGCCCGCTGCCGCCGCCAGCGTTCGTCCCCCAGAGCCCGGCCTGCTTGCCCTGGTTGTAGATACCCAAGCCAGTAGCCGCGCCGCCCGCAATGTTCGCCAATGGGTTAGGCGCGAAATATGGACTCGTCTGCGTCTGCAACCCGCCATAGTTCCCGGTGACCGTGCTCTGATAGCGCTGCAGGGTGTCCCAGGGCGATGTCTGCCCGAAGTCGTATCGCGCCTTGTCCGCGTCGGTGAGCCTCTGCTGGTAGGCGTCCGTGGCCGCTCCGGCCTGCGTGACCCCAGCAGCGCCCTGCGCTTCCATGCCCGGCCCGAGCTGCGCCGCGTTCAACTGGCGCCCGCGCTCGGTCTGATAGTTCTGCGCGTACATCGGCAGCGCGGTAGCGGCTAGCGTGCGCCCGAGCGTTTCCTCGTGTGCGGACGAGCCGTAGTTATTCCCGCCGCGGGCACCATAGAGGCCGCTTACGCGTCCCTGCACCTGTCCGAGCGCATCATCGACCGCTCCCTTGAGATACGGATTCGAGTCGGCCTTGAGATAGTCGCCCTGGATTGTCTTGCCGAATTCGCCTAGCGATTGATTCGTGAGCGAGTTGGGATCATTTGAGCTCCCAGCCATGCGCCCAATCGCCTGCTGCGTGTAAGGCGACTGCCCGGCTACGGTCTGCCCAGGGTAATACTGCAATGGCCCCTGTGTGTATAGGCGTCCTGCCTCCTTGAAACCTCCCTGAAGGAATCCTTGCTGCCCCCACCACGGATCATTCGACGTGGTAGATGTGCCGCTCCTTGGGGAGTCATCCTTAGATAGCTCGCTCAGGCCCCAACTGATCCCAGCGCCAGCCGCCGCGGCCCAAGGCATTAGACCGCCTCCTTTCTGACCATCTCGGCAATCTCGGAAATTGTCAGGCAGCTCATAAAAGTGTTGTCCTCCTGCGCCTCAAAGATGTGAACGACGCCGGCCTTTACCGCGATTACTTCGGCGCGCTTGTAATCTCCCGCCCATACGCCATCGGCCCACATACGAACCCTGCCTGAGCCGACGAGGGTCGCGTGCGAATACGAGTGCGCGTGCTGCCCTACGCAATCGCCCGCTTTTTCAAGCAGCGTCGAGCGGATCGAGATGCCTTCGACTTCGCCGACAAACTCGACTGGCGGCTCGGTGAATTTGGAAACGTCAGGTTGCGGATACATCAGCGCTCCACTCGCGTACAGACGATGAGCGTCATGCGCTCGCTGTCGCCGTCGTTCACTACATCGTGCTCGCGTGTGTTGTCGATTTGCCAGCAGTCGCCTACGTCCATCGTCACGCGCTCGTCTTCCGCGCGAAATACGCACTGCTGATTCGTCTTCAGAACGTAGTAAAGCTTCGTGTTCATGAATTCTGGATGCCAGCCGCGATCGATGTGCGGCAGGATCTTCCCACCAGGAGGTATGCGCGTAATCAGCACGCCGCCGAGGTGCGACGCACGCACGGCAGCCATCGCATCGAAGATCAGCTTTTCAAGCGCTGGCAGCGTGCGATAGGCCGGATACCAACTCCCGAAGTGCGGGCGATGAAAGTCCTCCTCACGCTCGGCGAAGCGCACCCAAATGTCCGACATCTGCGAGTGCACGCCTATTTTCTTGCGCCATCCGTGCATTCCCCACAGTTCCGGATGCGCGGCCAGTTGGTCTAGAAGCGGCTGAACGTCAACGCCATCCGCTATTTTTTTGAAGTTCCGCAGGGTCGGAGCGAAGCACATAGGCGCGGCGATCCTATTCGCGGCCTTTTGCGGGATGCAAGCTAATTCCCTGTCAGCACCCGTGATGTCACCCAATCGGTATTTAGGACATGGGCCGAGCCATCCGTCAGGCGCAGCCAGCCGGTTATCACGTATTTCGCCCCGGCGCCGCCAGCCTCTACCAAGTCTGACTTGCGAACGAAGTCACCCTGCTTATAGGTACCGCTCGTTGGCATGGCGGTAGCGGCGTTCGTCGCCGCCTGTACGAAGCCCTCAGAGAGCAAATTAAGCTGCTGCGTGATGGCGCGCAGTATCCGAGCGAATACGCTAGGCATGTACTTCTGCGGGATCTCGCTCTCTACATTGATCCTCATTCCTGGCCGTCCGGTTCCGTGTCGAGCGAGAGCCCGTTAGCGTGCGGAATCTCCATGTTTCCAGAAGCCGTATGCGATAGCCTGTGCCACCGCGCAGAGCGGATCACATCGAACTTCCCGCTGTCGAGCGAAGTGACCGCATCATTCGTAAACTGCTCGCCGGATAGCATCTTGTAGGCGTTTTGCAATGTCGCAGACATCGGCGTCTGCAAATAGCGTAGCCTCGCCCGGCGCACCAGGATGATGTCGTTATCGTTCCCGATGTCCGAGAGCGTGAACGAGGACGAGCCAGGGGTGCCGCTGAGAGTCTTGACCTTGTGTGCCGTGTCGAATATCGCCGGGCTCGGCGTGGCAGCGACCCAAAACGGCGAATCGTAGGAAAACGGGATGTCCGTGTCGTAGGTAGAAAAGAGCGTCCCGAGGTCGTCATAGATCACGCCTGGCGAAACGTACTCGGCCGCGGCCTCAATCGTCAGGTCGTGCCGCCCCCAAGAGTCCAGCCATTGATCCTTGCGGTAGTTATACGCAACGCCGGAATCTATTACCCCGATCGATGTCGAGACGAAAAAGAAGTAGATGATCGAATTGTTCCTGTCATGCAGCGCCCACGACCTCGAGATAAATGGCCTGTTGATCGACTCGGAAATCGTTTTCTTTACCGGGTTCGGAATGGGGATCGGGCGCGAACCGTCGTAATAGTAGAAATCATCATGCCCCATGAAGATATGCGCCGCGCCGCCGCCCTTCGTCGTGATGGGGACAATTACCTCCTGGCACGGCGCTCCTACTGTGTCAGATACTTCTCGCCAGTCCCATACGAGCGGCGGGCCGACGTAGGCGCCAAGGAACATGCTGCGATCCTTATATGCGACCATCGAATCACCCAAGCGCCTGCCGCCGCGGATCGGCCCCTGCGAGCTGGTAAGGCGCCCTGTAGCGCATTGCGTGGCGAGCGCCGGCGTCCATACCGTGTGCGTGCCGATGCCAGAGCAGAACCAGCGGTCGGGAGAGTCCCCGAATGACGCCTCGTTCGTGTTTAGAAGCATCACGAACTGACCAACGGTATCGACAATCTCGGCCTTCGGCGAACCAGCTACATCAGCGAAGGCACCGGATGAAGATACCTGCAACAAATCGGACTTCGCCGCCGCCAGCGTGAAGTCGCCATATTGCGCGAAGCGCCAGCGCGTATCTGCACCGAGGCCGTAAGCGCCTCCTACTGCGCGCGTACGATCTGTCCACGAGGCCCCCGATACGTTCTCCTCGAGCTTCGCCGCGCTGCCAGCGATGAACCGTGTGGAGTTGTCGAGCTTGCGGATTACCGCAGAGCCCTTGCACGCCGCAGACAGCGCATTGAGCCCAGCATCCGAGGCAGAGGGCGCCGCCTTCATACCCTTCATGGACGGCACCAGCGCCGTGCAGGTTGTGATAATCCCCGGCGTTGCTGGGTCCAGGTCCGGCGCGTAACCTCGAATGTTTAGCGGATCAATCATCCGAGCGTAATCTGCATCCCGCCAGAGTAGGCGATGCCCTTAGCCTCTGTGTTGATTGCATCCTTGATGGACTCGTATTTCGCCATCCACATAGGAAGGCGCTTCTCGTTGACGACGTATACCTCCGTTTCAGCGAGGCAGGCGAAAAGGAATAGATCCGGGTTATTTGTAAAGAGCGCATAGACGGCGCTCGATAGCGGCCCCTGGCGGGCGTAATACGTGCCCTTGACCGTGTACGTGCTGTCAGGGAACGGGCCGAAGATGAATGTTCCGGCGTCGTAGGCGATGTCTGAGGGCTTGCTGCTCGAGGATCTTTGCGGATACCTGCCTAGAACTTGGGCTGGCGATCTGATGGTGAGCGGGCTCGTCGGTGAGCCATCGATGAACGCATATTTCAGCCCAAGAAACCCGGTCGGCACCGTCGCCGTTCCGCTGCCGGAGATCGCAACCGATAACGCTGTTTCCATCTCGGTCGCGCGCACTTCGCGCATGATCCGCTTCTCGCCGAGCGTTACGATGTCGTCGAGTACCGCGGAAAGGTCCGAGCGATGCTTGAAGCTGCTGATAGCGGCCTTCAGTTCTGCGTGCGTGCTGATTGCCATTACGCCGCCTCGGCCATCGGAGCATCGACCAGCATGGAGGCGTCGCCGTCGCCGAGCCTCTTATAGAGCCCCGCGACAGCCTCGAGCGAGGTTTTCTCCTTAACCGCTTTCATCATTTCGCGCCCTTTCTTCCATGCCGCGCCGCCGAACGATTCCCGAGCCATCCTAATTGCAGGCATTGGCTCTCCGTCAACATAAAACGGGTAGTCGTCTCCCAAAAGCTCGACTACGGATGGATCGCGGTAGGTCAGGACGTTGGCGCCCACAGCCGCCGCCGTGGATACCTTCGTCGCCGGCTTCAGGAGCGCTATCCGCTCCTCCCTGCGTTGCAGCGCTAGGTGCAGGTTGAACGTAGGCGCGGCCTCGAGATGGCGCGCCGAGTCCCAAACGCTCTGTCCTCCCCACCCGGTAGGCAGCGTCTGGTTGAAACCCTTGCCTATGTAGCCGAGCGCGAACTTTTCCTGCTGCGCCATGCCATTGATGCGGTAGTCCCACTGGTGCGGAATGATGGCGTATCGGGCGACTGGAAATAGCTTTGCATACCACGCGATGCAGGAGCGGTTCGGGACGATTAGGACATCCACCAGATCGTAGAACGGGCAGGCGCGGCTCTTATAGCAGTAGTAATCGATGATATCGAGGATGATTCGATTGCCCCTGTCCGCCGCATCCTCCACCAGCCCGCGGTCGGCTTCCTTCACGAACACCACGTCCTGATTCCGAGCGCCGCCGAGGTCCGCGAAACACAGCTTCGCGCCGAGCGCTTCGGCGATGTGATTCCCGCGCAGCACGCTCGACGTATGGTCATTGTTGACGACAAAAATCATGGGACAGGTATTAGCTCGATCAGCCACAAGTCCGGAAGCTCTCGCTTCTTCTGCACCGTCCAGCCCATCGACGCGCCAAACGTGCTCATGTCTTGCGCGTCCGGGAATATCTGTAGGACGTGCTCCCACTTCGCTCGCCAGTAGTCGTCTGGGTAGGCGTGGCGCCCCTTGGCTGGGCTCGCCATCGTCATCACCAGCCAGCCATTCGTCTTGAGCACGCCCCACATGGCGGTAACGCACCAGCGCCAGTCTTCCATGTGCTCGAAGGCGTCGAACGTCATCACGGCATCGAACTTGTTGGCGCCGAACTTCTCGATCAGGCGCTCAGCATCGCAGACAACATCGACGTTCGGCCCCTTGCGCATGTCGCAACCGATGGCATTCGGCACCAGATCGCGCACGCTGCCATTGACGTTCAGCGAACCTACTTCAAGAACATCTCCTTTCAGCTTGTCAAGATGCTGCTGGACAAAATTGCGCACTTCCTCATTCATGGCTTATCCCCGACTATTCGCATGTCGCGCGGCTCTTTGAGCTTGAATTGCGCCGGCTCCTGCCGGACGTTCACGAGCCCGGCTTCGGTCATAAGCGCGGCTAGGCTCGCAGGCGTGTATCCCCAGCGATGCACCATCAGCGGGTCATGCCAAGACGGGTCGCCATAGAAGACCCACATCGAGCGCTGCCCCTCTTTCCCAGGCCCGCATCGAAAATCAGGATCAACCAGGAAGTGCTCGCAGGCGCTTATCAGGTTCGGGCATTCGAGGATCATCCGGCCGCCACGCTTGAGCACGCGCACCCACTCGCGCAGCACATCCAGGACTTCCCAGCGCCAGAAATGCTCGACGACGTGCACGGCTATGATTTCATCTGCGGCCGCATCGTCGAATGTGAGCTTGTGCAGGTCGCAAAGAACGTCCGGCGCTTTCCCTAGACGGCTCGGCGCTACATCGACGTTGCAATAGCCTGCTATGATCTTGTCGCCGCAGCCAAGATTCAGGAGCACTCGATGCGCTCCTCTGTCAGCAGACGCGCCGCCTCTTCCATCATTTCGGCAGCCCTCACCCGGCCTGCGTCGCGGTCCGTCTTCGCGCGAGTCAGAAGAAATTCGATCAACTCGCCAAGGCTCACGCCGCGATCCTTCCTGACGTGACAAGTTCAGCATGTACCGACTTCGCCATCAGGTCGGCCCACGGCACGGTAGAGGATGCGTCCTTCGCAACCGTCGCCCACTCCTTCGCGAACCTGCAATTCTTCGTCTCAGGCCAGCACGGAACGCCAGCCGTGTAGTGCGCAAGCTTCGCGTTCGGATTGTGGGTGTCGTAGCCGATGCAGTGATTCCATTCTGGCGGTAGCTCGCCCACCCCGTATTTCGCCCAGTCGAAGGTCTGCGGCTTGCCGGTTTCGATCAGTTCAGGAGTAAGCGCGCGGCAGCGCTCGTTGTGGAAGTACATCAAGCTAGGCCACTCGAAGCGCAGCTTGTTCTTCACGAGGCAGACCGAGTGCGGCATATCGCGAGCAATGGCGTCAAGCTTCCAGATGTCGTCGAGCAGCAGCATGTCGGCGTCCAGGAATAGCGCGGTCCCCTCGTAGCCCATCAGGTACGGCGGGCAATATCGGGAATAGGTGAACTCGGTCAGGCTGGTGCGCTTGATCGGCATCTGGCGGATGTCAAGGCGCACGATTTCGACAGGCTTGCTCGAAAACGACCAGATCGAATGCGCGAGCACCTGAAAGGCGATCGGCTGGCGAATGTCGTAGCCGATGAATACCTTCACAGCCGCGCCTCCAGCATCGCCTTGATCTGCGCTATTTCCTTCTGCGGCGGTTCCTCGTCGGTGCGCCGGATTATCTTGACCGAGCTATGCCACGGCATCAGCCCGCCCTTCAGGCACCAGAACCACGTCGGGCGCAACGGGGTCAGCGCCCAGCACTCTTTCCCGAGCGCCCCGGCCAAGTGGCATACAGCGGTCGGAACGCTGATTACGAGGTCGAGCTCGGCCACCAGCGCCGCGGTATCGTCATAGTCCGGCGACTCGGTGCAGCGCGCCCAGTGATGAATCTTGATGCCGTGCGCTTCCTCAAACTCGCGGATGTCGTCCGAGGGGTCTTGATACTGCAGCGACACCCACGACACGCCCTCGGTTTGCAGGAGGGGAAGCATAGCGTCTAAAGCTAAACTCCTGCGCCCCGAGAACGTGCCCCTCGATCCGCCCGTCCAGGCGAGCCCTACTTTCTTGCCCGGCAGCGTGTCTAGAAGCGCCCGCCATTGCACGCGCCGCTGCGGGTCAGCCACGAGATAAGGCGTCCCAGGAAAGTCACTGGAGCGCTGCCTGCGGTGGCTGGCGAGCGTACCGATGAGCGTGTGGGCGTCAAAAGTGCGCCCGCGTAGCCAGTCCTTATCGGCGTTCTTGCCCTTTCGAGTCGCATGGACTTCGGCATTTGGGAAGCTCCTTTTCATCAGCCCGCCGAGCTTTTCGTCGCAGTCGTAGACGACGGACTTCATGCGCGGCATGATCTCGGGCAGGATCGACGCGAAGCTGATCTCATCGCCCAGGCCCTGCTCCCCGCGGATGTAGAGGTCAAGGCCGTCCGAGCCATCCCAGTAAGGGCAGCCCTCGTAGGGCGGCTTCAGCGGCCGATACTTGGAATGCCCGATAAACTTCTCGTAGCCGTCCCAGCCCTGCGGCCACTCGCCGAGCATGAGATGCGCGTAGCCGAGCGATTCGTGAACGTCGAATTGACCCGCTTTCAGCGATAAGGCTTTCTCGCCAAGGTCGATCGCCAGCCGCGGATTGCACTCGTAGACCGCGAGCAGGCAGAGCAGCGCGAGCGCCTTCTCGTCCTGCGGCTTCATGCGGCGCAATTCCTGCGTGATGCGCCGCGCCTCCTCAAGGCGCTGCATGCCAATGCAGGCCGCGGCGACGTTTATCCGCGTGTCGTAACGCTCCTTGAGCGAGAGCGAGCGCTTCAGGATGTTGTATGCAAGGCCGTGCTTCTGCATCTTCAGGCAGACCCGCCCGGCAATCAGCAGCGCTACGGCGTCGTCTGGGTCATCGTCCAGAACGCCATTCGCTACTTGCAGCGCTTCCTCGAGCTTTCCCTGCTCCTCGAATTGATGCGCGATAGCGCAGTCGATCTCGGCTTTCGATGCGGCCCTCGGTAGCGGCACCGTCTTGAGCGCCGGCAGGATCACACCAGCACCTTGTCGACGCACCTTAGATAGTGATACTCGGGCCGCTGCACCATGCGCAGCAGCTCCTTCGGCTCGTTGATGTTCACACCCATTGCGTGCCACTGCAGCAGGATCGAGTCCGGGATGTGCGCAGCATGCAGCCACCCATTCTTGACGCCTTTTTTCCAGTGATCGTCATCCTTCTGCAGCTCGCGAGAGGCGTCCACCTCCGGCGACACATCGCCGAACTCCTGGCGAATGGCGAAGCGCTCGCCATACTTCCCGTCGGCGCTAAAGAACGTCTTAACGTCCGAGTACGGGTCGTAATCGAGCAAGCGCTCGCCGTTGTACGGGTTCGCGTTCTTGACGACCTTCACTAGCGCTTGTTCCGCTGCTTCTCGGTTGCCGCCGAGGTTTTCAGAACTTCCTCGGAAAGCGACTCGAAATTCCCGTGGATCTCGATAGTCCCTTTCGAGCCGTCCACGGCGGATTCCATCGTGCCGGCGAGCGACAACGCGTTACCGGGGGCCGCGGATATGATGGCCTTGATGGCGGACGCAACGCCAGAGTCCTTCACTTGCGTGCCGAGCTGCTTCGTCGCCCCCTCCTTCGTCCCGCTTAGGCTGAATGAAAAAGAGTGCTTCTCCGCTTCCTTCAGTTCCTTTTGATGCTGCGCTTCGGCCTTCTTTTCGTCTGCGACGACTGCCCTTGTTTCGCTTGCTGTCATTCCTTGCGGCATTGCTATCTCCTAAAAAAAGCCCACGCGATTCTCAGCGTGGGGGATGGCGAAATGGGATAATTCGCATAGCTAAGGGAGCCGCTATGCAAGAAGAAATTTGGAAACCAATTCCAGGCTATGCCGGATATGAAGCCTCGTCCGAAGGACGTATCAGGCGTGTGCTTGTGCTTAAACTTTCCAAGGAACGCAACGGATACCAGCGCGTTCAACTTGGGCGGTACGGCCCTAAAATCTCTGTTCACCGAGCCGTGCTTTTTGCTTTTGAAGGGATTGACCACGCAAAACCGAACTGCAATCACAAGAACGGAGTGCGCGACGACAATCGCTTTTCCAATCTTGAGTGGATGACGACGAGCGAAAACACGCTGCATAAGCTTCACGTGCTCTGCAGGAAACATCCACGCGCAAAACTGACGGAGGAGGATGCCAAGTCTATAAGAACAAAAATCCAGTCCGGCACGAAGCGCCGCAACCTCGCATTGAGATACAACGTAAGTCTCTCCACAATTCATGCGGTTGCTTCGGGCCAGAACTGGAAACAAGGCTAGTCCTCTTTTATTTGGCGGGATTTATATCGCCAATTTTGAAATGGGCGAACGGGTTTTGCAGGACGAGCGTGGCTTGACACCAGACCATCCGCTTGTCCGCGTGGCCCACAACCGCCAGCGGCTTCTGCTGGATAGGCTGCAGGAATGCGACCCCGATATAGTCGGGATCGAGGCCGAACATCACCGAAGGTCGGACGAAGCGATCGGCCTTGATGACGTGCTCGCCGAAGTCGGAGATGTAGAGATCCGCACCCCCGATGATCTGCGCCTGGTCCCGGCTCTTGACTTCGCGGAACCGCGTTGCCACGCCGCTGAACGCCGTGCTGATCTTCTGCTTGATCAGCGGCGGCACCAGCAGCGTGCGCGGGTCACCCCCGTTGTTGTACGTGTTGGCGATGCAGTTCTTGAGCACCGTTTCCGAGATCGACCCGGTAGAGGTCGAATCGGTCGGCGCCGTAACCGGGAAGCCGTTCGCCGTGGTGAATCCCGGCGTGGTGCCCGCGGCGCCTTCCTGCACGGTGGTTCCGTTGGCCGTCTTGATGGTCGCCGCCTGGCCTCCGGAGTAGCCGAGCCAGCTTTCGAGCGATGCCATCAGCGCGGCCGACGCAGCCACGCCAGCCGTGCCGGCGTTGTTACGCACGAGCGCGGCTTCCAGGTCGCGCTTCAGCTCCTTGACCCGCTTCGCCATCTGGTAGGACATCGAGCCGACGTTGCCGTAGCTCGGAATCGCCTCCTGCGTGTTCGACACGAAGGCAACCTTGTCCATGAGCTGACAGTTGTTTTTCAGGTTGACGGCCGGCACGGCGGTATCCGCCGCGGCGTCGTCACCTTCGATTACTGCGTTACCTGACGTTGCGTCCGTCAGTTCATCGGTGAGCCATTGATGCAGGCGGTTGTCGGCTTTGAGCCGCTTCGCCATTGTGAGGAACGGCGTCTCCGTGGGGGAGATCATGTATGCCGCGTCCTCGAAATCCTCCTTGTTACCGATGGTCTGGTAGGTCTGGAGTGTTCCGGCTGGGACTGCCATTTGAGATTAACGCTCGCGTTAAGCGCGCGTCCCTATTTTTTGCTGCCTCCTACGAATGTGCCCATCAAGGCGGCGGCGGCTTCCATGTCGTTGCCGTTGGCCGCGAGACGTTCACGGTTTTGCTTCAGCTCTTGGGTTTTCGGATCAACCTTGGGTTTGACGTTGCCGGGCTTCAGCACGGGCGGAACCTGAACGACTTTCTTCTCAGCAGTGGGTTTCCCCTCCTGCATCGCGCGGTAGAGATGGGCGTCGTGCATGACTCGCATTACGCGGTGGTCATAAAATTCGCCAACTTCTTCCGGCTTGAAGCCGTAGGTTTCGACTCCTCTTTTGAGGATCGCTTTGTACAGGTCGTCATTCCACGTCGGGATCGCTTCCTTGAGCTTCACTCGAGATTCGGCTACAGCTTGGTCGAGGCGTTCCTTCTGCTCTTTCGACTGCTGCGTTTGAACCTTTTCATGCTCGAAGCGAATGCGCTGCATCGCCTCGTTTGCTTCCCTCGCCTTGTTCGATAGCCTGACGTATTCGGCCGGGTTCTCAGCGGCGAGCTTGTTCCAGTCCACTCCGTTAAGCTCCGATGCGGTCGCTTGCTGGACGGACTGGTGCAATGTGTTGAGCGCCTGCATGTACTGCTCGCGCTCTTTGGCGACGGCGGTCTGCGCGAGCGTCTCTGCCTGACGTTTCTGCTCAGCGAGTTCCTGCGTCTTTTTCGTGTAGTCCGACTTCATCAGCCGTTCTTCGCGAAGCTGGCCGATAGTCACTTCGTCGATCCATTCCTTATCGCCGTCCTTCATCGGCACCTTGATCTTCACGTCCTTGACGGAATCCCAAGGAACCTCCTCCTGCTCGGCAGGCGCCGCGGCGGCCTCGGGCTCGGCTGTGGCTTCCGCTGGCGTCTCGGCAGGAGGAGGTGTCTCGGCAGGCGCCTCTGCCTGTTGCTGCTGGCTCACGAAGCGCCCGCTATCGTCTCGCGGAGGTAGGTTCTGCACGCCGAGCGCGCGAGACATGATCCCTTCGTCAGACATGTCGAGCTGCGGCGCCTGCTGGGCGGGCGCGGGCTGCTGGACCTGTGGCTGTTCGACTTGGGCGACTTCCGGCATTTCTATCTCCTGACGATTGATACGGCGCGCTCAACGAGCGACATTTCGCGTTCTTTTACGGCCATCTTCCCGGTGTTCAGAACCGTGGTAAGCGCTTCCTCGAATTTCAGCGCTACTTGGTAGTGCTGCCACAGCCATTCGCGGCCCTCGGTATCACGCGCCGGGCACGCGGCCCACTTGTCGATGATTTCCTGCTTCAGCGTCTTGAACGTCTCGGCGAATAGCGGATCGTTCAGGATCGCCTGCGCCTGCCGGCCGCGCGCGATCTCGGCCTCGTTGTGCTCTTTGCGGGCTTCGTTCATGCCGGGGCAGGCCAGCCATCGAAGGTATGATCCGCCGTCAGCAGCGCCGATTTCGGCACTACGACAGTTACTTGCCCTGCCGCATTCATCCTGGCCGCATAGAGCGCTCCGACCGGGACAGCCTTGTTTCCATTGGGATCGTCAACGATGTAATCCACGTTCAGGCCGCGCGTGATGATGTTGTCCGCCGTGCCGCCTAAAGTCTTAGTCGCCTCTGTTAGACTTGCCGCCGGGATAATCACGCGCAAAACGGGGGTCATGTGGACAAGTACGCTTCAAACGAGACAGAAGAAGATTTCGGCATATATTGCGGCGCGGCGCTCATCGTCGTGATCCCAATCGTTTTCATGCTCATCGGCTTTGTAATCTCGAAGCTCATGCTGTAATGCTCACAAGAGCAGCGTCAGAAATTTGACGCGTCCAGAGGCGAGCGTTTTTTACGGTCCCGAACCATTGGGCCACCGTGGCACCGCATCCAATTCCTATTGAGGTTGTTTGAAAAGATCCATCAAAAGACCCCGCGGTAACTGCAACTCCATCTCCTGTTATTGAGATTCCAGAGCCCCAAGATGACGCGCGCTTCCTCACACCGGTTGACATGGCTGTCAGCCCACTCTTGCTGACTACGGTCGTGCCGTCGAAAGCTAGGATTTGCGTGTCCGCAGCCGCTTGCGCTCTGAGCGGACCTTCGCTAGTGCCAAACATGATTGCTCCGGCCGTAGTTGGTCCGGTACTCCAAAGCGTGCTTACTTCCGCATAAGCACCCCCCACGGTCGCATCAGCATTCCCGGCCAAAACGTAGTTCAGTACATCCGCGTTCCGAGTAACCGCAATGGTCGTTGTCGGGATAGGCGTACTCGCGAAGCTCGCGGTGTCCTCAAGCTGCGCTACATCCACGTCGATTGCATCGGTGCTCGTCACCAGCCGAATCCCTACCGTCGGGTTCGCCAGCGTTTGCGTCATCTGGACCAGCGTGAAAGTGCTCGAATTGATGAGCGCGGTGACATCGGTATTAGTGGCGAAGTTATCCAGGCTGATCTGCACAACGCCGGTGCCCGTAACGCGCTTAATCCAAACGCTGAACGTCTTGGCCGCGCTTACCAGAGTGATCGCTTGTGTAGCCGTCGAATTCGCCCCGGCCGCCGTGCAGCGCGTGCAGGAGCTACCAACGCCATCAATCCCGGTCGAAGTCTTGGCGACTGTCAGCGTCGTCTTGGTCCACGACACACTCGTTAGATCGCGTGACTGCAGGCAGCTATTCGTTCTCGCGCCCTCGGCCAGATAGCCGCCGTATGCGCCAACTGCGGTTGTCAGGCCGATATAACTAGACCGTGCTACCCCGCTCGCAACATCGAGCTTCCATAGCCCCGTAGAGAGCTTCGCCGCGGCAGCCGTGGCGCGCGTGAACGTCGGAGATCCCGTGCCAGCCGCAAGCGTTGTAGTAACGGCACCGCTGCCTGCGTCCGCAAACCTCGCCAGCAGGTCGGCCGGGTTGACATGCACTTGTCCGGCATCGTTCACGAACACGCGGCCGACGCCTTCTAGGTAGGCCCTGCGCGCGCCGTTCGCTGGCTCCGAATGCACCACGCATACAATGCGCCCGGCGTCCGACACGTACCCGATGCCCTGATTGACGTACCCAGGCGCCGAGTCAGACACGACAATCTTCCCGCTCGTGTCTCGACACACGCCGCCGATCGTCTTTGCCCCGGCAGGCTCGGTCGCCGAGTACGTGACGGCAAGATCGTTGTCCGCGCTGATCGGCACGCCGCGCTGAAACGTGAGCGTCCCGCCAAGCCCATCCAGCACGCGCAGCGCGCCGCCCGCAGTCCGCTCGAGTCCATGTAGGAGCGCCATTAGAGAATCAGCGCCAAGATGGCTTCTTCATCGGCGCGCATCCTATTTGCGATGATTTCGGCTTGTCTACGTGTTTCTGGCGGCGGCTCGTAGGCGAAGCGCTCAGGGATGACCGCCTTCCAGGTATCCGGCATCGCGTCCTCGGCCGGCAGGAATCGAACTTCGCGCTTCTGCAGCGTGACCGGAACTTGCGGCTGCGGCGTGGAGATCGGTGCCGAGAAGTCCCGCAGCATGGCGAACGCTTCATCGGTCGTCGCGTAAACCATTGTGCCGTCCGGCATGATGTAGCGGCGGCGGCGAGCTGCTGGACTAGATGCTCCGCGGCCAGCAGGTTGCAGCGTTTCGACAACGACAACCGGAGATACAACGCCGCCAGTATTGAAGATCGCGCTGTTGAAGATGCTGGCGTTGAAAATTCCGGCCATTTACGCAGTAATAATCTCGCCGTCAATCTTGGGGGTGACGTACCAATTGACCGTCTTTGTTGCATCACCAGTGAAGGTGATTTGGATACCGCTGTTGTCCGTAATTTTGGCAATGGCAATATCCCACAAGACTCCTGTAGGCGGGATATCGGGTGGACTTTCAGCCCCAACAACAGTGAGGACACCTCCGAACTTCTTAATGACAGCAGAGCGCCTCCATCTCTTCGCGGTACCATCAACAGGAGCGAACGCTCTAATTTCAATCTGTACTGTTCCGATAGCAGCACTACCCGCCAAGGGAGCAACCCAGCCCACTACCGGCGTTGCGTTAGTAGTTTCAAAAGTTGGTCGTTGTACTCTAAGTTCTGTATCTATGCCGGTAGCCATCTCAGGGAACCTCGAATTGGATGCGATTAAGCGAAAGTCGTTTGTTCGCAGCAGCGTTATTGCGAACCCCGGCGGAAACAATCACCGGCACCGCTGGCACATTGGTATCAATATCGGTGATCGCTTGGTCCTGAACGCTGAACCTCCAGGCATTGCCGTTAAGGTTTGTCATCGTAAGGGAGAGAAAATTATTCGTATCGAGCGCAATGCCGGAATCAACACGCGTTTGCACCGTACCGGCTCTGCATACATAGAACCAGTTCGAATCAGTGGTTAGCTTTTCGAAATACACACCGTCGTCCGGAGGATCAGCCAGCGCACCCAATAGGCCGAGCCGATACATGGTGTTGGCATCGTTGTTTAAGGTTCGCATGTTGAAAGTAGCAAAAACAACGTCAGGCGAACGCATCGATAGTCCACCATTGTGAATTACCGAGTAAGTTCCACTCACAGTGCCGGTGTTAAGATCATAAATTCCTACTATTCCAGGTTCAGAAGCTGCTCCACTTCCCGATCCAGCGGCAAGCAGCCACGATAAGTCACCAACTGAACCAGACTTTACAAAAATGAATTCCTCGGTAAGTACTGTCATGTTTATCTCATTTCGAATTGAATGTTCCCAGACATCGCATAGACGATGGTCGCGGTGATGGTTTTCACGCGAAGCGCGAGTCCCTCGCCAGCGCGCAACTTGATCGGGCCTTCGTTGTTGTCGAAGTCGAAAATCTTTTCCAGGATGCTCCCGATCGGATTTGCAAGAACAAAACCGCCAAGGGATTGACCGAAGACAACGCTGGTCGTAGTCAGAGCGGCGTTAGAAAATCTGAAATCTCCGCCGGTAGTATCTGAGGCGATCTCTGGGTTTGAAGTTGTCGTATCTTTGCGGCCCATGTTGGCGGTCGTTACGGCGGTGCCTCCGGTCATGGCAGCTCCTGACGTGCGCACTAGTTCATATGCCCACTCCGTGCCAGTACCGGCGGTCGTTACCATCCAGGTCAAGCGGAGCTTTCGCACAAGTCCAACCCTGGTTGAGGTAGTGGAATTGCGCATGTGAAAGATCGAAGAACCGCTTGCAGGCGCTCCAGCAGCGGACACACCAAAATCTAGGCGCTGAATATAGCCATCTGCTCCTGGCGTCATCACTGTCCCGTCAGGGCCGTATAGAGTGCTACGTCCTGCTTTGGACGTTGCGTCTACTGTTAGCAGATCAGTTGTTGCGCCTGATTCAATGACGGCCATTTAAGCCCCCACCACGTAGTCAAATTTCACGTTGCCCTTGACGAATCCTCTGGTGTGCCAGAAGCATTCAATATTCGTGGCGCTCGTCGTTTTGCCGCTTACCGTAAGCCCGTCCATCTCCGCTTCGTCTGTGCGCGAGCCCTTCCCTGTGTACGGGCCATTCGCCTGCATGATCGAAACGGCTTTCCCGGAAGTAAGCCCGGATGTCGTGATGTTGAATTTTCCGCCGCGCCTGGAAATCGTTCCTAGGTTCACTTCCACCGTTGTCAACGTGAGGGACGCCGCTCCTGGCGAACCGCCGATAACGCTTGACCCGGAGCGTTTTAGGAACTCACCATCAGCAACGGCACCCATCGCTAGGGTCGTCGGCCCGGTCGTCTCGCGCAGCCCCCTTGCCTGCGTTACGGTCGGGCTTGGGTAAGAGCCTGCGAGATCGCCGCTAGCAACTCCGTTCGGCGCCCGCGCATCCGATAGCCGCGCATCGTTCCCCTCGCAAGCCGTGTTCGCTAGCGAGCCGTAGGTCTGCTGCGTGCCGGCAAGCTTTGTCCCAGCGCTCAACCCCGCATAGCCGTTCGCGGCATCCTTCTCGCTTTCCTTCTGATACTGCGTATGCGGATCGGCGAGTCCGACGTGAGTTGCGACTGCAGCAGTTGCCGCTCCGGTAGCGTCATAGGCAGCGTTACCCTCTGCGGCGGTAAGGTACTGTGGATGCGGGTCGCCAGCCGCGACGTGCGCCGCTACCGCCGCTGTAGCAACTCCTGCAGCGTCAAAATCAGTCGTGGCGGCTTCAGCAGCAGAACCTAGGCCGACGATGACGTGGTTGTCATTCCACTCGGCCTTGTTGACTTCTGCGCCAGGCTCATCCGGCAGCGTAGCAATCTTGGCGTGCGTTACGAAGACGGTCATTGCTTAGGATTTCTTAATCCGCACGCCGATGATATTTCCCTGCGCGTCGCGCATCACTTCGCGATCCGCGGTGCTCGCCCGCGCAAGCTCGGCCATCATCTTGACGAGCGCCTTCTGCTCGCCCTTGTCCTCGCCGTTCGGCTTTGGCTTCGCGTCCTTGCCTTCGTCCTTCGGCTTCGCAGCCGCCTTCACCACCTCGCTCGTGATCGAATGCTCGGCCTGCTTGTCCGCCAGGCGCTCCTGCGTCTGCGCTTCGTGCTGCGCCATTTCGCGTTCATTCCCTGCCTTGAACACTTCCACCGCGGCCCCAGCGTCTATTTCCATCCGCTTGAGGCGCTCTTGCGCAGCCGCGTTCAGGTGCGCAATCTGCAGTTCCGTCTCGGCCTTGATCTGCGCGACCGCAATGGAAACCTGTTTCTGCACCTCGGCGACGTGTTGCCCGTTCATTACCTCCATCTGCTTGATGCGCTCGGCGCTGGCGGCTTCAAACTGCACCTTGCCAGCCTCGGCCTTGATCTTCTCTAGCTCCGGGTTCGGCGGCGGCGGCGGCGGCGGATTGTGCGGTCCTGGCGGCGTGAAGAATTCGCCCTCCTGCTTATAGCCGGCCGTCTCCGCCATTTTCTTAGCGGAGTTGTAGGCGTTCACGTCCGTGACCATGTGCGGGTAGACCTGCTTCAGCCCAGCCTGCACCTGGATAATCGACTGGATGTGCGCGGCCTGCGCAGGCTTGTCGTTCGTGCCGAGCCCGACGTTCACCGTCATGTCCCACTGCGTTTTCCATTCGCGCGGATCGACGTTCACCCACTGGCCGCGAAGGCGCATCGCAAGCGGCTTGCCGGAGCGGTGCTTGATAAGGAGATGCTTAATCCCCTGCATCAGATCCTTGACGCCAGTCTCGGCGAACATGCGCGCAATCAGCTTCAGGCGCTTTTGCGACGAGGCCGTGATGATCGACATGCCGCGCGCCGTCTTATTCAGGCTGTCCGCGTCCATGCCCTGCGAATAGCGCGTGAACCCGGTACGGTTTTCCTTTACCGAGTCCATGTACTCCATCATCGGGAACGCCTGCTGTCCGACAAAGCGATGCTCCATCGGCATCATCGCCATGTTCGGGTTCGTCTTGAAGCGCACGACGCCGCCGATCCTCTGAACGAGAAGATCGTCCAGGTTGACCATGCTTTCCATCACGCCGATGCGCGGATTGAGCGAGAGGAAAAGCGAATCGATCATCCCGCGCCAGATCATCGATTTTTGTTTTTGAATGTCCGCGGTGTTATCGGCTTCCGAGAGTCCGTAGAACCGATACGGCATGATGTTCGGGCAGATCGCCGCGAACGGAACGTGATCGGCGTAGTCGTTCTCGTAGATCGTTTTCCCAATCTTCACGATGCGGCGGCGCTCGGCGAGTCCATCGCCGTCCTTATCCACGAGCATCGATATTTCGCGGAAGGTCAGGATTTTCTGCGATCGGTCGGCTTTCGTTTCGTTGTCGCCGTAGCGCACTTCCTCGTTGAACCTGCGCCTAGCGAGATACTCCGGCGAGAACTTCACGTCCGGCACGTCGTCCGACTCTTCCGGATCAACGTCGATGCCCATTGCCCGTATCGCCGAGACCGTAAGCGGCTGCTGGTGCTCGACAAAGCGGACATCATTCATGGCAACGGAGTTGTGATCCGCGCAGATCAGGAACTCTTCGCTCGGCACTCCGGTAATGCACACCTTCCCGTTCTGATCGACGATGCGGACCTGCACGTCATGCAGCGATTGCCCCTGCATACTCGGGTCCGGCGCGGCGCTGTGCTGCAGCACCTTCACGCCTTCCTGATTGACGAGCTGCTGAAATTCCATCTCGTTCAGGCCCTCGTACGTCTCGTGCGAGGGGGCGCTGTACTTCTCGTGGTAATACTTCACCACGCCGTTTTTCTCGAGGAGCGCCGACTTCATCCACTCGTAGAGGACGAGCGCGCCCTTGTTCTGCCGGTAGAAAACGTAGTTCGTCGCATCTGTCGCCTGCTGCGCGGCCTTCTCATCCTCCGGACCATTCGGCTCGAATTTCACTACGTCGTCGGACGATAGGAACACATCGAGCAGATCCGGAAGCATCCCGTCTACCGTGTCGCGCACATCCATCGACACGACATCGGAGCGGCCCTCCGCGGCCTGCACGTCTAGGTTGCCGTGATAATAATCGAGCGCCTTCTCGCGCTCGCGCGACAGATCGCCTGCGAAATAGCCGAGCGCCCGCGACTCCTCCGCGGAAATCTGGCTCAGCAGGTCGTCGTCGGACATCTCAGCCAGGATGTGCTCCGTTCCCCTGCCAAGGACCGCGGCAGTTGATGACATGAAGGTGGTAGTTAGGCTTGACGCCGCAATGCGGGCACATCCGGCGCGGGCCGTTGACGTTCACTTGCGCTGTTGGCGCCGGCGCGCTGATGGCTTCGATGAGCATGGCGACGACCTCGCGCAGGCTCTTCACTTCGTCCTCCAAAGTCTTTACGCGCCCCTGCAATTGCATGCTCACGGATGCCTCCAGAGGTAATACGCCGTCGCGCTCGCCCATCGGGCTATCAGCCGGGCCGCGTACTCTTTAATTTTTATAGGTTGCCCAGGGAATTTCCTGACGGCGCGCATTAAACAGAAGTGACGCACCGGCTCAGGAATTACTGTTTCTCCGAAGGCGCTTACGTATAAACAAATTTCGCCGTGTGGAGCCTTTCTCGTAATCTCGTCGAGCAGCGGCCTCATGCTCGAATCCCTATGGGTGGATATTTCAGCTTCTCCTTGAACCGCCCGCCGCCTACGTCCTCCATGCGGGCATAGAGCGCGCCGTACTGCAGCGCATCGTGCGGATGCGAGTATTCGTTTTTCTCCGGCGTTTCCTTGAACAGGTTTTCGCTCACCTGAACGCGCTTGAAGTAGTAGCGCCCGAGAAACCCTGAGCGAAGGCGCGAGCAGCGAGGATCTAGGACGAACGCCGGCTGTCCGCCGACGTTGCGATTGAGGTAGTGCCGCACCGCTTCCAGGCGCCCGGTCAGCCGGTTCGTGTGCGCCGGGATCGCCACAATCCCCACATCTGCGAGCACATCGAAGGCGTTTCTCTCGTCGGATTCCTTCGCCATGCCGGCCGGGTCGCCCACGAACATCGTGTCGAACTCCCGGTAATGCAGGCCGATGTGCGGCTTCACGACATCCTCGGCGAACGCCTCGATGCCGATGTCGTCGCCCCAGAGCTCATCGAATACCCGAAGCTGCCCGCGCGCCGTCAATTGCATGAACACCGCTGCCGGCGAGCGCCCGTAGTCGAGACCGATGATGATCGGCAGCCCCCGCAGCGGGTCCGTCTTGCGGCAGTGCAGCTCATCCGAGTAATCGCCGTAGACCGCCTTCCCGTCCGTGATGACGGCGTATTGCCCGAGGATCTGCGCCTTGATCCACTCCTTTTTCTTGCCGGCGATCTGGCGGTAGTAGTACGCGTACCCGCCGTCGAGGTGTTGGATATTTTCCGCCGCAGGGTTCGGCTCGTATTCGTTGTCGGCCTTCGCTATCAGCGCTCCTGGCTGCTTAAAAAACTCAAACAGAGGAACGCCTGGCTTGAGATGCCCAAGCCTGCGCAGCATCTTCTCGGCCTGCTCGGTCTGGTCGGTGATCTCCGGGTCCGACTTCTCGGCGATCTTGTAATACCAGTGGTCATCGCTGGGCGGGTTCGTGTCCATCACCACCCCGCGCCACGTCGGCCCGTAAATCTGCTTGCCGCTCTCATCAAGCTCAACCTTCGGGAAGCGCCCGACGCGCTCGGTCAGCTTGTCGAAGATCGCCTTAGCAACCTCCCGCACTTCGTTGATCCACCCCGCCGTTATCTCGAGCGAGCCGATCTTGTCCACTTCCTCCGGCCGCTCGAGCGCGAGGAACATGCACTCAAAGTCGAGCGTGGTCCCGTCCGGCAACTTCCCGCGCAGCTTCGCCGTGATCGGCGAGCCCCAGTTGAATTTCAGCGCCGGGCACCACTCCTGCACTGTGCGGATCGTGGTCGACGTCAGTTCCGGGTAGGTGTTGCGCAGCACCGCGCACCGGAACCGGCGCACACCCGCCGCATTGGGCGCCTGCTCCCTCGCCCTGGTGAACATCTCCTGCCAGCACGCGCTCGATTTACTCGAGCCCACCGGACCCATCAGCCCGCGGGCGAAAGCGTTCGATCGGTGAAACGCATCCGCAACTGGCCCGGCCGGCTTGTAGAGTGGCGCGCTCGCGGTGCTCACTCGACCTGCTCCGCGTCCGTCACATCGGGCAGCGCCGGAGCCGCCACCGGTAGCGCAACCTGCGGCCCCCGTAAGTCCGCCACCTGAATCACCACCGTCGCCCCGCGCATCGCGTCCGCCGCCTCGCCGTAGCGCTCCCGGCCCCACGACCGCGCGTTCTGCTCCCGGACCTCGCAGGCTAGTTTGGCGGCCGAGACTGCGACCGGATTCCTAGACTTTCGCACGCTGTCGGCAATCTTCAGCCGCTCGTGCATCAGGTCATCGGCCATCGCCGCCAGCGCCGCCTCGTAGCGCTTCTGCATCTCCCCGCCATCGTGCAGCCACGGATACACCAGCGTGTACGGCTGCTTCACCCCCTCGATCGCCGCATCGCGCAGCGACATCCGCTCCTCGACAATCAGTCGAAAAAGCTCGTCAACGTTCTTAGGGTCGCGCTTCCACTCGTCAAACTTCTTGATCGTCTTCAGGCGCGGCATGCAACACCGCGGGAAGAAACTTGGAACCACGACCGGATTGGCATCGTGGTTTAGCAACCATACAGCAAAAACTACAACGCGCTACACCAAGCAATACCAAGCGCTAGCGAGGTACGGTCGGAGGAGCCCTAGCCACCCCGCCCAGATGGGAACCCGCCGCATGTTCGGTCGAAAAGCGCGAAAAACGACCTCCCCACCCCTTCGAGCTGTGGATAAGTCATTTAACATAATGCACATTGTGATTGATGCGCTGCACAACGACCATTTTCATGCGGCGCTTAGCGGTAGCAGTCGCTAACACGCACCGTTTTGCGCTGGTTTGTACCATCCGCGCAACGGTTGATGAGCTGGTTCGAGGCCGTGAACGGCGCTCGCCAGGGCACTGAGCCTAGGCTATCACACGAGCGTACACGCGTGAGGCGGCAAGGCTGAGGAAGGCGTATGTGTCGAAGTTCTGACAGGTGTTCGAACGTTTGCACAATGCACGCACGCCACATACCCCCCTTATAGGGGTTGTATGTGCGTGCAGGTCATTGGTGCATTGTGCAGGCCATTGTGCTAGTCATTGTGGCGGTCATTGGTGCGGTTTTTTGGCCATTGTGCAGCCATTGGTGCACCCATTGGTGCAGTTTTCTTGACCTAGATCAAGTTTGCTGCGGTGCATCCACGACAACGAGACCGACCATTGCGGTGCGGTTTGCCCGCTTTCCTACCTGTCCTCGAGCGATGCGGCCAGCGACCATGAGCACCCTTAGAGCGCCGGCTGTGTCGCGCCTTGAGAGGCCGTCATCGATCTTGTACTCGGCTAGGAGCTTTGGCAGGTATTGGCTGGAGCGCGTTCCGTCGCTGGCTGGGATGCCCATGCCGGTGAGCTTGGCGATGCCGGTGAGAACGGTGCGCTCGGCGTTGGAGGCGCGGATTGAGGCCACTACGCCACCACCTGATTCCACAACGTCAGGGGTGAGCGCGCCGGCGGCATACGTAAGCTTGCGCCAGTCCTTCGGGCTGTAGTTCGCCTTGCGCCGGGCGAGATAGCGCACGTTGTCTTGCGGCTCGGCTTCTGGATCTGGCTTCTCACCTGGCAACGTGGCGCCAAGGAATAAGCGCGTTCGCACCACGTTCTCCCATGCGCTCGAGCCGCTGAACTCTGAGCCCGATGAGCGCGAGGGGTGCGCGAGCAGCAGCAGGGCCCGGCCTGGGAGCGCGCCAGATAGGGTATTCAGGAATGCCGTCACTGCGTGGCGATCATTCTCGCCTCCGCCGTAGAGCTGGCCCACGTTGTCAAGGATCACGACTTCGGCGGCGAGATCCGCGGCTTGCTCGGATAGCTCGTTGATGAGCGGCGAGTAGACGAGCTTGCCAAACTCGGTACTCACCAGGGTATTCTCGAGGCCGTGCCGCGGGACGATAACTAGGCGCTCGGCGAAGGCGTCGAGCCCAGCATCGCACCAGCGGGCGAGCGCGACTTGCCGGCGCCAGAGCTCGTCATGATCATCCTCGCACGCCCACATCAAGCACTTGAGCGGCCCTTGTACATCGCCGATGAACGATTTACCGAGCGCCCAGCAGGAGGCCATTTGCTGCGCTAGCAGGGTTTTGCCGATACCGCCAGGGCCGACAAGCAGGGTTACGTGCCCGAACCCGACCCATCCACGCGTAGCCCAGCGCCGCTCTGGTGGTTCCTGGCCGGCGAGGACGGGCCAATCAAGCGGGACGGGCTTTGCGCTCGCCTTGGGCGATTGTGGCGCGTTCTGCTGTGGCTCGCCGCCGTTCGGCTTGAGCGTGCGCACATTGGAGCGCGGCGGCCGTTCCCGCGATAGCTCTTCTGGCCACTCGAATTCGATCGGCGGAAGGTCGCTCATCCGCCCGTCCGCTTGAGAAACGCCATGCGCTTACGCCAGCGCAGCGCGTCCTCGGCTTTTTCGCAGCGCGTGCGCCAGTAGGCGATCATCTCTAGACACTCGGCGATTTCGTAGAGGGCTTCGGGCGGGTGCAGCGGCGGCTCGTCGTCAGCGAAAGGATCGCGTTTCGCAGATGCCGCGCCCAAGAGCTACCGCCCGCGCTTGCTGCGTTTGATCGCGCGGCGCTGTTCCCAGCGATGGGGGGTGATGCTGTAGGCGTAGCCTGTTTGCTGGCGCTGCTGCCGCTCGAGAAAAGCGCAATCAGATTCGCCCGGAAGGCTGATGCACTGGCCTATCTTCACCGCGCCGAGATAGACGGCGTAGAGGGCGCAGCCTGGGCCTGGCTTCTCGAGCAGGTGCACGGCGTAGCGGCCGACGGTAAACGGGGTCATGCCAGCAGCGCGTTTGCTTCGTCTACTGTGCGGACGAATCCGCCTATCCCGCCGCAATTTCGCACCAGCATCAGGAACGCGGCTTGCTCGTACTCGCGCGTGTCGGACGGCGCCTTCCAGCTTGGGCGCTTGCATTCCATTGCCATCATCCGGCCATCGCGCAGGATGCCCCAGTAATCGGAGATCCTGACCGGCTGCCTAGTGACGATGCGGTAGAACCACATCGAATGCGCTTCGCCTTTCGCATCTGCCCATTGCATGCCGCCCGAGTTTTGCCGCACCGCGAACAGGACTTTTGGATGCATGGCCAACAGATCGCCGACTGCGGACAGCGTGTGCTTCTCGAGGTCCGCATGATCGACCCGCTGCGCTTGGACGCGCTTTGCCTTGATCTCGCGCGGTCTGGGATCTTTGCCGTGCGCTGCAGCAAGAAAGCTTTCGGCCGCATTGAACTGCCCATACTCCATGCGCTTGTTTGGGCGGAAGAATCGGCGCTTCATGAATAAAAAGCCCTAGCCGCAGGTAAGGTAACGACTAGGGCGAAACGCCAAGGCGCGAGAAGAGGATGAGGAAAAGCGCCTGGGCGGGAAAATCGTTCCATGTACCCTTCTGTGAAAACTACTTGCGTCGAATGCCGTAGACCTTCGCCGGGTTCTTTCCGGTGCGCTTCTTCATGCGCCGTGCGATTGATGCCTTCACGACTAGCTCGGACGCTTCCTTGACCGGCAGGCCGAACCTCTTTGCTACCTCTTCCGCGATCTCACCCTCATCTTTCGAGAGCACCAGCTTTTCATCACCGATCACGTAGAGTTTCCGTATAGCTTTTGTATAACTAGCGTCTGAAATTAAGTGCTGATTGCGCCTGTTCCATTGCGGGGTCCGCTGAGCCAATATCAGCGAGCCCCATGAGAACTAATTTCGCCTGCTCCAGAAACAATTCCCGCAAGAGCGTGGATTTCTGCTGCCCGGTGTACTTGACCACGGCATCCAGGAGTTCGGCCTCGGCATCATTGAGGCGCACGGGAATGATTACATCGCGGATTAGGGAGGGGTCTGAATACGCCATGTTTAGGCCCTATGCAGGCACTACGCGGCGAGGCTTTCGCGCCTCTGCGATACGCTGGTCGATATTTGGATGGATGCCGCGCAATTCGTTCTGGCGGCGCTCAGGAACGGTGCCGTTCCACTGTGATACAGCCGAGCGCGAAATGCCGAATTGTTTACCGACAGCCTCAAGCGTTCCGAACACGGCGACTAAATCTTTGGTCCTCATGAAAAAAGAGTTAAGCACACTGAACTGCGGATCGTCAAGTGCGCTACACGACGCTATTGTTAAGCTAGCTTAATGTCTACGCTACAAGAACGACTTATCCAGATCCGGGACGACTTGGGTACGAACGCTGATTTGGCAAGGGCCGCCGGGACCACCAGGAGCAACGTCAGCCAATGGGTGAAAAACGGCGTCAAATCGCTCAAAGCCGAGACGGCCTTGACCATAGAAAAAAGAACGGGCTATTTGGCCAGATGGATTATGTACGGTGCGGTACCAAAAAAGAAAAATGGCATCGAGGTAAGCGAGCACTCGGACGAAAAGAAAAAAGACCGCGTTGATGATGATCAAAAACTACTTGAAATAATCCGCGTATTTCAGGAAACTGACGCTCTGGGAAGGGATGCTATTTGGGCCGGGGCTCTGAGAGCATCCAAGCGAATTGTCAAATACGCAAAGCCCGAGAAGCGATCTCCATCAACTATCCGAAGATGAATGGTTGCTGGTGCAAACGTACCGGCGAAGCTGCAAGGACCATCAAGAAAATATCCTCGAGATGGCGCAAGAAACCCTCCTTATCTGTACCGAGTTCAGCATCTCAAGTAACGTAGTCCCGCTCCGCCCCACCTCGTAGTCAAGCAAATACAGCGCCTTGCATTCGGCACGTCCATTTTGTTCAGTGCGCTTGACACTCGATGTTAAGTACACTAATCTCCTCCCATCGCCCCACCGAACGGGGCAACGGAGGACGCCGTGATGGACCGCTACCAATTCAAAGCGCAGGCCGACAAGTGGCGCGATGATTTGATTCTGCTGGCCGTGCTGATCGCGCTGGCACTGTTCGCGACCGGCTGCGCATCCATCGGCCACGAGCGCGTCGAAGGCTGGCCGCAGCTCGAGATCGTCGAGCACTACGTCGCGCACCACGAGATGCGCAATCGCTGCAGCCTGTACGCCGCGCTCGGTTCTTCGCCCGAAGCCTGCGCCGTCTTCAGCTTCTCAACCGCGCGCTGCGACATTTGGCTTAGCGCCGACTTCCCGCCAGCGTCATACGTTGTTGCGCACGAGCGACAGCACTGCGCCGGGTATTCGCATATCGGGGACAACTCCATGAAGTCCATGCTCGCTAACTACAGGGGGAAGTGATGGGCAAAGCCGACCAAATCTTCGACGAAGTTCTGGCCGTCATGAGCGGCGACGCAGCGCAGCGCCTAGAAGATCAGATCAATGCCTACGCCGACTCGAAGATCCGGGCCGACAAGAAGGCGCGGCACACGGGAGATCCTCGGCACGATACCGATTTCGTCGGACGCATTCTGAAAGCGGGGCACTGATATGGGCTACGAGGACCGCTACTACGCAGAGGCCGCGCAGGACGCCAAACTCGCCGCGCTGAGTCAGGAGAGAGGCAGGCTCGAGGCCATGCTCGAAATCCAGGCGTGGGCCGAGGAGCACCGGGACATGCTGCGCGGCATTGGGCTATACGACTCGCTGATCCGGCTGACGGTGCCGAAGTGAGCGATAAGCCTGACGGCGGTAGAGCGTTCCCCGCGCCTCCTCACTATGAGCGCATTGGTGATGCTCAGCATTTCTACCAAGGCTCATACGGCATGTCTTTGCGCGACTACTTCGCGGCGTTTGCGTTGCCTGAGGCGATGCGAGTAACGCATGCAGTAATTTCGATGCTGGATGTGCCGCCTGACCCGCGATCTAACGCGGCGCGGATCGCCTACGAAGTGGCCGACGCCATGTTGGCAGAGAGGGGCAAATGAAGCCGCGCTACACCGATCAGCACCGCTGGCCGCGCGGGTACGCAACTTCTGCGCAGACCGGCGAGGCGGGCTATCTCAAGGCCAAGTTCGACAAGCTGCGCATCGAGCAGCAGAACGCGCCGGCCAAGGTGACGCAGATCAAGAGAGGGAGATCGCCATGCTCGGAAAAATAATCTGCTGGTGGAAGGGCAAGCATGTGCGCGGCATTCCGATTGCTGCCACCGAGCAGCCGCACGCCCCTGGAGACCAAAACGTGAAGCGGTTTCGCTGCCCTCGCTGCAAAAGGGTGACGGCATACAAAGTCAAGGTGGCATCGTGAGCTCGCTGTCGCACTGGGTCAGCAAGAACACGTCCCTGCCGCCGTGGATCGATCCACCGGAGCCGCAGCCCGCAGCGCCGAAGAAAAGAAAGATGGACCCGATTTACCGCTTCGGGCCAAAAGCTAAGCCTATCCACTACGAGGGGGCCACTTACACGACGTGGGCTCAGGCAGAGGCCGCGACCGGCAAGACGAGGGCCGCGATTCTGTGGGCGATCAAGAAGGCGGCGCGGTGTTTGTGATCGTTCCTGATTCGCTGCGAGACGCAATATACGCGAAGGTAGACGCCGCGATTGCTGAGTGCCCCGATGCTGCGGCCGATCGAGAATATTTCTACGCTGAATTGCTCGCGCACTTCAATGAACACGGAGTAATTCCTGAATTCACTCTGCGCAAAAGGGCGGCGGCATGACCGATCCTGTACGATTTTCTCACCTTCGCGCCTACGGGAGGTCTGCGGCACATGGCAGGCATGCCCGTATGGCGCGGGAGGACGATCCGACGTATGCCATGGAGCGCGGCACGGCGGTGCATGCGCTGCTGTTCGGCACGCGCAAGGTCTGCGGCTATCCTGGTGCGACAAGGCGCGGGAAGGAATTCGACGCCTTCGCAGCAGCGCATCCGGATCACGAGATCCTGACGCAAGCCGAATACGACAAGGCGCGGCGCATGGCTGATGCGGTGCTGGCCTGCAAGCTCGCCGAGCCGTACCTGAAAGGCGTAGTAGAGGAAACATTGCTATTCCGCTGGATGGGCATGGACTGCCGCGCCACCCCTGACGTTCGTGGCGCCAATTTCCTGACCGAGTTGAAAACGTCCGCCAGCGCCGAGCCAATGAAATTTACATGGCAGGCCCTACGCATGGCCTACCACGCTCAGATGCGGATGCAGCAGATCGCTGAGAGGCACAACGATCCCGCGGCTCGCGCCATGCCGCAATGCTTCATCGTGTGCGTAGAAGCCTCGGAGCCCTACCCGGTCACTGTATTCGAGATCGACAGACGCACGCTCGAGATCGGCGAAAAGCTGCTCATGACCTGGGCCGAGCGGCTGAAGAATTGCGAAGCGTCCGGCACGTTCCCGCCGTACTGCCAGAGCATTTTTCCGCTCATCGCGCCAGAGGATCTTGAGCTCGAATACGGGGAGGCCGCATGACCGATGAGACGCGCACCGACTACCGATCCCTCTACGATAAGGATTACATCGGCGCCTGGGATCTGAAGGAAAAGGACGTGACGGTGACGATTACAAAGGTCATCGGCGGCAATCTCGTAGGTCAAGGCGGGCGCAAGACACGTAAGCCGGTCGTCTACATGCGCGGGACCGAGAAGGGCTTCGCAATCAACGCGACGAACGGTAAGGCCATCGCCGGCATGTATGGCAACCACGTGGAGGGCTGGGTAGGAAAGCGGATCACGCTATATAAATCGATGACGCGCAACCCGAACGGGGACGGCGACGTGGAATGCATCCGCGTGCGACCTACAGTGCCGGCACAGAAAGCGGCGGGCCAGGAAGACGAAGCGCCGGCAGCGGCAACGCAGACATGAGCGCCACCATCCTCCCATTCGCCAAGCCCGCGCCCGCCCAGGCCGCCGAAGGCCCGCGCTACTTCTGCACCCGCTGCGACGCGGACGAATTCAAGCTCTACGAAATCGGCACCGCGAATTGCGCTCGGTGCGGGGCGCGGATTAGCAACTTGTCCGTTTCCGATGGCAACAGGCCGGCAGCGTGATCTCGGGGCTTCCTTAGGTACACGACGACGGAAAAGAGGCGAGGATGAAAGCATTACCGACGAACAAGGAAGCCGTACTGACGCTCATAGAAGAGACTATGCGCGATAAGTACACGAAGCGCAGCTTTTCAAAAGTTTATGTTGCGCTCACCTGTCTCGGACTGAACAACCTGGAGGTTATCGAGGTCATGCACCACATGGACCTTTGCAAAGCGGACGGCGAGCCGTATCCGTACTTCGTCAAAACGAAGGAGTAGGAAGAATGCTAGGTGATAGCACATTAGCCCTTAGAAAAAGTCCCCGGCGGATTGCGGTTCCTAGCGCTGCAAGCCCGCTTGGGCATGAATACTGATCGAGGAGAAACGATTATGGACCGCAGAGAAGCAGCAGCCCTAGACAGGCACATCACCGGGAACTATGGCGAGGATCAAATGGACGGTGACGCTGAATGGGAGAAAGTGTTCGAGCAAGTCAGCGCCGATGCTGATCGCTACAACCTGACCGACATCGACGTTTCCATAGCGTGGCAAATCGGCCTCGCCGCTTGGATCAAAGCCAGACAGTACGGCTGCAAGTTTCCGCACGACTAGTAATCGCACAATCCCATGGGTTGTCGAACCCCGTAATTTCATAGGAGAAAACGATGGATCACAGCGAAGTAAAGCACCTTCCGAAAGTCGATCACACGCCGGCCGAGCTGGACGCCGCGAGCAAGCTGCTGCTGAAGGCTGCTGATTACGTTGAAAAGAACGGTTGGTGTCAGCACGAGTTGCAATCCGGGGATGGCCGAGTGTGCATCGTCGGGGCGCTGAGCGCCGTCGCCGACGAGATTTTCCTCGTAGGAACGCATAGCGCAGCTTGGACAAGACTGCAGAAGGCCCTCAACAAAATGGCCGGGACGTGGAACGACACGCAGGGGCGCACCAAGGAAGAAGTCGTCGCCAAGCTGCGCGCGGTGGCGCTCGGGCTGTAACTCGGGGCTTTACCTTCGATAGAGCGAAGAAGCCGGGCTTTCGCAAGGCGCGGAATATCCGCATCACGCCGAAGGGCTACCGGATGCTGGCTGCGTTCGATAGGAAGAAGGCGCGCGAGGCCGCGAAGCGCAAGGCCAAGCGGAGGGCTTGATGACTGATGTGACACCGACAAACAAGGAGAAAACCATGCTGAAGAAAAAGGGGCGTGACCGCCTGCTGAAGCTCGCCGACTTTCTGGAGAACCAAGATCAGAAGCACTTCAACATGTGGAATTGGTTTCGACACATAGGCCAGGATGGCCACAAGCACGATTTTGGTTCTAAGCTAACCGAAAAGACCCTGACCCATTGCGGCACGGCGGCGTGCGCTCTCGGGTGGGCTGCAACGATGCCCTTCGCGAAAAAGGATGGCGTCTGCTACGTGCCAGAAAGAGGCTTCAAGATTGGCAAGAGGATTGTGTTTGGAGAGCAAGCCTCAAATCGGCTATTCGGTCTGAACGTGGAACAACACTATAACTTGTTCGAGCGCTGGGAGCCTGGAACGGAGACTGATCCGAAGGCATGGGCGAAGCGCTGCCGGAGGTTCGTGAAAGAGTGGTCATGAGCCGGGGTTTGAGCACGGATAAAGGCGCTTGGCGCGTTGTGCAGGTCAACGAGCGCGCGTTCATCGCTCAGGAGCTTGGGACGCTGTTATGGTTTTGGCCGAAGTGGTGGACCGTCCAGCATGGCGGATGGGATATGACCTGGGATGCAGTTTTCGAGACTCAGGAGGCTGCGAGGAAAGAAATCAACAGCATCATCGAGCGCCGAAAACTACTTGCTGACGCGAAGGCGTTTCCGCCGAAGGTGGTATGGCCATGAGCTTTAACAGCTACACGGCGACGGATGTTGAGAAGGCCTTAGAGGCCCGCCAAAACGCGAGCGACGAAGCAAAGCGCGTTGCCGAAGGTGGGTTCACATTGGCCGCCTTCATGATCGAGGACGCACTCTCGAAGCTAGATCGAGTAGTTATCCGGCTTGAGCGCGAGCTTGAAGAAGAGAAGGCGAAAAACGCGCGCCTTCAACCGGAGTGTGACCGCGACAAGATCATCGAAGAGTGCGCCGCCGTGGTCGAGTCGATAGGTAGACAGTCGGCGAAACTGGATGGCCAGAGCTTCTACATCGCATTGGGACAAGCGGCGAAGGAGATCCGCGCCCTCAAGAATGCAGCGCCGCAGGCTACGGCCCAAGACGCAACGTCAAGGGAAGAAGCCGACGCCGGCCGTAACCGGCAACACGGGACGCCTGTCGGCACTGCACCGGGCATTGATGCCACAAACTGTTTCGAGGATCAGAACAAATGACCGGCATTTCCTGCCCGAAGTGCGGCAAGCAGTTTGTTGGCAAGAGCGTCGGCACGCACTCTGTTAAATGCGGTTTGACGGCCGCGGACCTGTTTTTCCAGAAGGTCAACAAAGACGGCCCTGGAGGATGCTGGATCTGGACGGCAGCCATTAAACCGTTTAACGGCTACGGGCACTTCAGGCCGAATTACAGGGACTACAAC